GCTGACGCGAAGTTGTTTATTGAAAAAGATGCCAGTTCAAAAGAAAGTGCAATTTTGCTTGAATTGAAGGCGTGGCAAAGAAAATCAGTTCACGGAATTAATCGGCGTGGGCAAATTGGCAACTTTGAATGCCGCTATATTCCCGGTCGTATAGAGCATGAGATAAAATCCAAGTTGTTTTCGTGTAAAGATAAATACGATATTTTGAAAGTGTTTGCTGAAATTTCCATCCCCTGAATTTTTACACGTTCACAGCCGCGGCAATATCCAGCAGTTTTGCCATGACGCCATAACTGCGGCGTTCGTTGGTTGGTTCCAGCTCGCACTCGCATTTCCACCCCGAGCAAGCGAGCAAATCATTGGGCGGCTGTTGGGGGTGAAAGCCGGCTTGCTCCCACTCGGAAGCAAAGGCAACCAACCCATTCAGCGCCACGCACGTATCGCATTTATCGTGCGTGCCTCCTTCTTTCCATTTCAGCCTTTGCCCCAAACCCGAATAATATGCGATGGCCTGATTTTTCGTGTCGTTGTAGCGATTGACCCATAGGGCGATCCGGGAGCGGAAAGTATTGACCGGAATGGGAGGATCGGCAAGAGCCGCGTCCATGATATCGCTTTCCAGGTTATAGGATTGCGAAATTTCATCAGCGACGATGCCGGCAAGTTCTGCGTCACCCGCTTCCGTGTTGTCATACAGCGGATCGAGCCCGAGCGAGCGCATCCCATCCTGCCAGGCCTGGGTTAGCTCGAACGTGATGATCTCCTGGAAATAGGTCTCAAATTCCATCTGTCCGAAGCCGTTGGGAGACTGGTACAGGTGCTGCACAGCCGCCCATAGATTGGCCTGGAATGAGCCGGTGGTTTTTGCGGCTACGAATTTGAGCAACTCACGCGGCAACTGCACGCCGCATTTGATGCAGTGGGCAATGGCGGAGCGGAGAGCCGGCAGGTCACGCATTTTCCTTTGCCTTGATTTCCAGCCGGATCGCTTCCAACAGCGCCGGGATGTTCGGTTCAATCTCCAACGGTTGGAGGGTGTACTCGACCGCTTCCCGGAATAGCGCTTTGACTGCGGTTTCATCAATGCATCCCGGAAGCGACTTGGTTATATTGGCCTTGACCGCAAACGGGATAACACCGCTTTCAAATGGCACATCTGAACCGACCTTCTTGAGCGCCTTACGTTCCCACCGCTTCAAGTCTGCAATAACCGGATCCTCGGCCATCTTCTTAGCGGTCGGCATATTCGCGGCAGTCGCAGCTGCGCCCGTCGCAGGTGTGGCCGGCTGGCCCGGTTCGGCAGGTGCGCCCTGGATGGTGGTGCGTGTACCTATTTCGAACACGAACATCTCGCCGCGTGGGTCCTTATCTGGCAGCGGTTCTTCGTTGTACTTGGTCTTGCGGATCTCGTTGATGGTGTGTGTCTTGTCATATTCCTGCATCTCGTCGAGTTCGAGCTGCCGGTCGGTCACGCGCACATCGTCGAATTCGCCCACCAGGTTGTCTCCGTAGATAGGCAGCACCTGGTGGGTGATTTTCTTTGCCATCATGGTATGGACCGGGAATACCGTCAATTCGTTGTAGGTTGCGCGTCCGGCCAGCGCGTTGGCTTCGGTTGCATTGACTGCCAGTATCGAAGACAGGCCAGGCGCCAATGCCCCGAATATTTCCTCCATTGTGAATTTCCTGCCTGCCAGGAATTCCATGTCCCGGTGAGAGACGGCATTCTGCATCCACTCCACGCCACCCTTGCCTACGCCGCGCAGCATCATCATTTCACGCTTGGCGGCTTTCTCGCGGGTATCCCGTTTGATGGATGACCATTCCGGTTCTTGCACAAAATCGGCAAATGCGAGGATACCAGGCAGCCGGGCGTTATTTTCCTTGAACAGCCGGGTGTTCCAGTCCTGCATCCCGAGGTCTCCCTGGGATACCATCGCCAATGCTTCGATGGCAGACAGACCAACAAACCGGCTGAATGGGTTCCAACGCTTGAAATGCACCACTTCCCACGGTTCGAGCGTTATGTCTTTCGCGCCTCCCCCGGGGTTGTAGGTGTAGCCGCGCAAGTACATCTGCTCGTCCGGGAGCGGCTTGATCATGTGTGACGGTAGCACCCACATCTCGTCCGGCTCGGCTTTTTCGTCAGCTTTGTTCAGCCACCAGTAGGCATTGCCGGTCAGTTTGTACATGGCAGCAGTTCCGAAGATGAACTCAAAGCCGGAGTCTTCGCTGTTGGGCTTGTCCAGCAGAACCTCGAAGTCGTGGTTTGGCAGGTCTTTCGTGTCCTTGCCGGTGCGCTGTTTGACGTTGAACGGGGTTGCGGCAACGGAGTTAGCCACCATCTCCACGGCGGTCATCACCCACGAAAGCCGGCGATATAGTTCCGCCTGGTTGCCGTAGATGGATGTATCTGGCAGGTTAAATTTCTCAGATAGTGCCGTGGCGGCTTCCAGGTCGGATAACTTGCGCGGTTGTGCCGCTTTGGTATAGCCGAAACGTTGTAAAGCTGTGTCAATAATGCTCATGGTGTCACCTCGCCTTTTTCAACTATTTCATGTACCGCAATTCCGCACATGGCGCACGCATACACGCCACTGGCGGTCAGATGCACAAAATCAGCCTTGCCGCACTGCGGACAGACGCGGCCGGCGGATTGATATTGGATTTCAATGGCGCGCTCTGCTGGGGATCTCTCGGACTCTTCGGAAGGCGCAAAATCGACCATCTGGGACGCAGACGGACCACTCCCGGCTGCCCATGCCAGCGCCAGGGCAATAACGGTATCATCGTGCATCCCCTCTGGTGCGCCGTAGCGTAGCAACCCGGAAGGAAGTCGCTCGGATTGATATGCCATGATCTCGGATACCATCACCGGATCATTGATGATCGAAATTGTGGACTGCTCAAATGCCAGCGCCAGGCCGTCAATGATTTGTGCCTTGGTCGCATTGGTAGTCTGGAAACCATTTACAGACAATCCCATCCGTTGAAGTTCTTCCAGTTGTGGCATTCCGATGCTGTTTGTTTCCACCAGCACCGCGGCGTGGTTGAATCGCTCCGCCAGTGCTATCAGGCGGATACGCTGCGAGGCATAATCGGTATTGGTCATCCGGTCGACGTAGACACAGGCATGGACAGTAATATCCAGGACTGCGAAAACTGTCGCATCGTTGGAGCGCCCCCAATCTGCGCCAATTACGTATTGATGACCCTTTATCCCCGCTTCCTGCCTGGTGGCAATCGCGGCGGCCTGCACGCGTCTAAATACTCCGCCACCGTCTTCCAGGAATTGACCTAGAATCTCTTGCTGAAACGCCCTTTCCGTCATAGTCTCTTTCAGAGCGTCCAATTCACTTTTGGGAATGTGTGGGTTGGAATAGGACGACATTTGCCAGCGCATCCAATCCGCGCCGGTCTGGTTGAACAACTGCCATAATCCATTCTGGCCCTTTGGCGTACCGCTAAAGTAAGCATCCCCTTGCAAGTCGATCAATGTCGGACGGATAACCATGTTCCAGTCGTGCATCAGGTCTGGTACAAATGCCGCCTCGTTGACAATAAAGCGGGCATATTTGCGGCCTCGGATCGCATCCGGGTTATCCAGGCTCCACATATCCAGCACCCCGCCGCCAATTAAGCGGATCTGTTTTTCTTGTTCGCTGCGGTGTTCTGTCGCGGGTGCAAGTAAGTCGGTCAACATACGCCAATCATCCGAAAGCATTTTGTAACTGGGAGTCGCCCATGCGCAGGGATGCCGCTGGGCAAGTGCAGCTTCGACAGTAAAATCCTGCAACAGGATATTCTTTCCCCAACGCCGGCCATTACAAAGCACATTGAATCGCCTGCGCTCATTTTTGACTTGTATCTGCGCTGGGTGTAGTGTCGGGAGGGTTATTGTTATCGGCATACTCTATGATCACCTTCAGGGCGTCTCCGCCCTTACCAGCTACTTCTACCAACTTGGTACGTCCGCCAGTCTCCGCCGCGATGTCTTCCAATACTCCTCGATACTGTTGGACTTCTGCGCCGTTGAACTGGTCGTAATCGACCACCTCAGCGGCCGGCCCAGATCCTACCCCCTTGACTTCTTCCGTCCATAAAAAG